TGGTTTTGTGCATCCTGAACAGGAACTTTACCCTGCTGGGTTGCTACGTCTAACTCAGTGATCTGATCTGTAACTTCTTTTTCAACCATCATTCTGGCCTTATATGCGATGTGTTCCAGTAGGTGACCGTACATCGTCCCCATTACCTGTGGGGAAGTTAACACCATAGGTGTTTTCATAAACTGTATGTGCACGGCCATATGGGCATCGTGCGACTGATCTGGAAACGACTGTAGTAGCTCACCCCCCAAAGCCCTCGCATTCTCGATTGCGGGATCTGTGGGCACAGGCTTCTTAGGGGGTGGCAATATCTCTTCTATGTTTTGAACCTCAAGAGCCTGATACATCCTTCTATACGCACTATGGAGGTTATGTATTTGAGGATTTGACTGAGCCATTTGAAGCTGTGTCTGTGCCAGCGTTACTCTTTGAGCCATAGAAAAGATGTTCGGGTCGCTAACAGGTATAACATCTATACGTCCATCGAAATCTTGTGCTTTAATTTCCTGTGATACTCCTGCTACCTCATACGGATATACAGGAGGTAGATTCTCCCCAAGTATTCTGGCGAGAAGTCTAAATTCTGTTTTCTGAGCATAATGCAGTCTTTTATGGATCGCAGACATAACTTTCATGCCTCGCTCCAAGATCGCCATAGTTGTGCCTACAGGTGCCTGTCCACTGCCTCCCTCACCAATCTTCTGGTCAGCTATGGAAACAAATCTACGTCCACCTTCAATTAAACTTCCAAGAAGTGACGCTAGAGTATTAGACGGCTCCTTATACGGAAGTGGAATAATAGCATCCCTGATGTTGCCACCGGGGGCATCTATATCTCTAAACTCACCAGGTTGTAACGGCTCGTCATCATTTCTTACCCTTACGCCTCGTGCCTTAAAACCAGCAGGCAAGTTGGCCAGTGTTCCCGCATCAATCAACTGCCTCAATATGCTAGTAACAGCTCTGCCCAATCCTCCAAGCATATGCACAAGTCCAAAGCCATAGAACCCTAGTCCAGGCATGAACTTGTAATGCACAAAGTATTGTCTCTTTCTTTTTGCCTGATCACCCTCGTCATAGTTTCGTCTGACGGCAAGAACCTCACTGCTGTCCTTATCTATAGTCACGATGTAAGGAAGCTTTATGCCTGTCGGCTTACCGTCAAGCCCTGTGTCCTCGAATCCCTCGAGGTCTATATCAACGTGCATTTCCAGAACCGTATGCACATCATCTGTGTAGTTCTTGGAAATACCCTCTAATTCATTAACTTTCTTTCGCACGTCACTCGGTTCGTCATCTGTACCAGTAGCTAAGTCAATATCCTTGTAGACTCCTGCAACTTGCATCTTGCGTACCTCATTTGCGTCCATCCTTAAAACATGCGTAACACGAGACGCTGTCTGTAGATCACTAGCAGAATATGGTACAACCAGATCTTGAGCAGGTACGAACTTAGATACGGCTCTCTGTTTGGACTCATCGAAATAAATCTTCTTAAAAGTCGATCCTGAGAGTGGTAAATAGAAAAGCATCTGATCGGTGTCAGGGTCGAACTCTTCCATAACCTCTATCAACTGGTAATTCATAAATTCTTTTACTCGATGTGCCTGTGCTTCTCTCTCACCATTCTGCAAACCAACGAGGTTCACGGTCACTGGACCACCAGCAGGGAGCAACTCTTTATACGCCTGTGACTGAAACTGTGTCACGGACTCGGAAATCAATGGATGTGTTACACCACTTGCCCCTTCAAAGGGTCTTGTTCTTTCATCGCTCTGTATACCAAGTAAATCCAGACCCTTAACATATGTCTGTTCCCATTCTGACCGGGAATCATAATCCTCATTATAGGAACCAAGAAGTTCCGAGGACAGGGAGCCGAGAGCCGAATCGTCCAGCATCTCTGCCAGGTTTGCGTTGTGATCGTATGCTTCAGCCATAACCTCGGTTATATCACCAGTTATAGACTGAATAATCGCTCCACCCTGACCGTCATCTATAATCTCTGCTCCACCTGAGAAATCCTCGGGTGTTGCTATTTCAACTTCAACTTCTGGTAGCTCGGGGTCTACTCCCCCCGGCATCATGCCAGAATCTACCATAGATCCTACGGGTCGTGTTACCATCAGTAGTACTCCCTTCTTTCGGGTATATAATCCTCTTCATCGTCCTCTCCGTCAAGAAAAATAAATCCTCCTTGTCGAAAACGCAAGATAGCCATAGTCATGCTATCACAAAAGTCGTCATGATCACCATACGGGAAAGATGCGACTTCTTCAATAACTTCTTCTGCAAATTTTCTATCAGCAGGTGCCCAGACCCGTCCGGCCTCGAACATCGGAGCAGCCATATGCATCCTTGTAATCTTGTCATTCCCCTTATTCGGTGAATAACTCAAGGCAGGTATTCCTCGGTGACGCAATTCATCCATCAAAGGCGTACCTGACGCTTTAGCCTCGATTAATACCATATCAGGCTCCCAGTATTCGTATTCTTTGTACGCATGTTCCTTTAATTCGGGGAAATTCCAGCGTCCACGCTCTGCAGCCATCAAAATTATGTTGTCAGGACCCCCTTCTTGAGGTTGAAACACGCCCCAAGTGGTAATTGCACTGTAGTCAGCCGATTCTTTCTTAGAAAATGCCGTATCATAACTCTGCATAATATATTTTACAGGGGGTATGTCATCTTTTTCCCACATTTTCCACCATTCACGCTTTACAATCGCAGATTCTGCCGAAGTTGGCTGTTGTTGCCACTGTGCAGACCATTTGGCCACGGGCAAAGACGCTTTAATCGATAACAACGCATCTTTTTCCCAGAACTCAGGCCATAAAGCCTTGTCTGACGGCAATATAGCAGGAAATTCCACGACCTCCCACTGATCGGACATCGCATCACCGCTCTGTGCAGCCAGTAATCGGCCTGTCAAGTCTTTTTTACCCCATCGAGTCATAACCAGGATGATGGAACCACCCGGCTGAAGACGCTGTCGAGGTCCAGAAGTGTACCATTCGTATGCATTATCAAACGCACTCTCGGATAAAGCGTCCTGCTCCGAGTGTGGATCGTCAATAATGAACAAATCCGCACCACGACCTGTAACCGCTGCTCCAACACCAGCAGCAAAGTACTCGCCACCCACGCTTGTTGACCATCGGCCCGCTGACTTACTGTCTTCCTTCAAACCCGTCTTTGGAAAAATGTCCTTATATGCAGGGTCATCGAGCAAATCACGCACTTTCCTACCAAATCGTACAGCCAGTTCCGTATTGTGTGTCGCTTGAATAATCTTCAGCTTTGGATTTCTGCCCAGAAACCACGCTGGCATCAGGTAGGACGCAAATTCCGACTTACTATGTCGAGGGGGCATGTTGATAATTAACCTCTTCAACTTGCCCTGTGCCACAAGTTCAAGCTTCTTCGCAATCACACGATGGTGATACCCCTCTATAAAGTTCTCATATACATGATGAGCAAAAGGCATGAACTCATTCTGTGCCTTCTCCCTTAGACTGATATTAATCTCAGCCTGTTTAAGTGCTAATATTTCTCGAAGAGCTTCTTCAGGTACTGTTTCAAGATTCATATATCTATATTATACAGGAGTATTATCAGGAGTAAAATATCTTCCTAAGAAGTTCGGAGCAGCATCAGGGGCACTTTCAGCAGACGCTTGGTTGGCACGAAGCCATGCTAATGCCTGTTCTGTATCCATCCCTCTTAACTCATTTCGTTTGTCCTCAGATAACGTATTAAAAAATTGAAAAAGTACAGGGTCCTTGATCCACTGATTAAAATCTTTACCAGTGACATCCTGTGAAAAAACAGCACTTGGAGTATTGGCGACATATTTATTATAAGGATTGTTCTCCATAACAGAAGTCACACCACCACCACTAACCTCTTCTTGAGCATTATTGTTCGTGGTTCCTGGTCCAAAAAACTTCATAAACGGTAAATTACTAATTATACCTTTTGCGTCATCAACAACTCTACTAAAACCTGTGCCTAGCTCCGACCCCATAGACTTAACCTCAGTTCCAAGGTGACTTGCTCTCTCACCAAGGCCCATGTTCATATACTGCTTCCAACCCTCCATATTCTGAGGAAGACCTATTCTTGCTGCAGAAATTTTCACAGCGTAAGGAACCATGTCACTATCATAGCCGGGTGGAACGTATGCTTCACGGTCAGTCGCTAGTCCTTGGTTGTATCTATCATCACGAACCTTTAGCTTACCAGCTAAACTATCCTGGTTTAACTTTGACCATTTAGTAAGCTGGTCGTACTGATTAAGACCACTAGATGTCATTGTATCCATAGGGGTAAAAGTTTTCTTTGCCGCTTGTGACGTAAGAACAGCGTCACTTGGTCTCTCAGGCATCATACCTTTATTGGCCTCAAATATAGGCATATTATTTTTGGTGCCGACTTTTTTAAATATGTTGCTTGATGATATATCAGCAAGAGGGCTTATCGTGGAAGTAGACGGCCCCGGAGACGCTTTGTTAAACTCTTTTAGCTTTTCCATAGACGCTTTTTCAGCTTGTGCAAACTTTTGGAATGGATTCATTTCTGCCTCACTTCCGAATGAAATTAGAATTGATATTATTTTTTATGACATGAAAAACAAAATTTTACAATACAAAAAGCTATAACCACGGATCACGGCTCTCGGACCAATGAAAATGGATGGGAATGAATTTATAAAACAAGGGTGGGAGGGTGGGAGCCAGGCCGACCCCCCGATGTCAAGGGGGGTGGGGGTCAACAATTTGACACCAACCCGACCGATTGCCCCAAGTTACCCCTTGTTGCATATATGCAACAAGCTACAATTAAATAGGTTTAGCTTGTTGACTTCTACAAGTGAAACATTTACAATCCAAGGATTGTAATTAATAGGAGAAGAAACATGACATTACAAAATAACTTAAAGCTACTAGAAGAATTAAGTAGCAAAGTCGATGAGGTATCAACCTCATCTAAAGAAGCTACCATAGCATGGTATGATCGTTTCAAGACTATTGAAGATCAAGCTAGAAAAGAACTCAAAGCTTATGAAGAAGAAAGAAAGAACTTCTTCAAGAAAGTTTTAGCTAAAAGGTTCAAGTCACTTTTCAGAGTAAAAAAGACAATTCAAGATGCTTACACTGTTAAGGCTCACCCTAAAACCTTTCTTGTTGATTTAAGAAAGAGCAAAAAGTGATTAATTCTATTGCCACAAAATTAGCAATAACCCTATGCATTTGCATAGGGTTATTCTTATTGCTCATAGCTTTCTCTTTTATTGCTCATGAATCAATTCAATTAATAAGGACTTTATAAATGATTAGCTTTTTTAAATATGCATTTCTAGTGCTAGGTTTTTACCTAGTGCTAGGAACTATTACGGCCTATGACATGGATGATAACTATTCTACTCTCCTAGCCATAGGTTTAACTTCAATCGGGTCATTGCTAATTTTAGTAAGTGCCATTTTATTTAGGGTGGATGAGTAATGGTAAACTTTAAAGAATGCATAGAAGATATAACTATTCCAGAAGAATGGATAAAGGTTAGCTATAAAAACGATGAAGCTCCTAGCTGGACTCATAATGGCTATCAAATTCATATTAATCATCGTGATTTTATTGAAAGAACAGATACGTTTAGATATTACATCTCGGTCGATGAAGTAAAACATGAGCTAGCTACTTCAATTCACGAACTGTATAGCTGGAGCAAATGTTTTGACGACCTCGGGCAAGTTCTTAATTTCATTAAAACGCCTTTTTTTAAAAGAGCAAAGTTTGTTAAGTCGCTACAATATGGCTCATATAAAATATCTGTTAGCGATGAAGGCTGGGAATAATCAACAAGGGGGGCGAGCAATCGCCCCTTTTCATTTAAGCTGCAATCTTACATTTATATTATATGTTAGTGTTTATATAATATAAGAACTGGTTGACCAGTTTTTAAAGAGTCCCGAAACCCGAAACCCGAAACCCGAAACCCGAAACCCGAAACCGAAATTCCAGGAGCAAATCCAGGAGCGTGTACCGAGCACTTTTTACTTGTGGTTTTTATTCATTAGTAGTACACTCTAAGAGTCAATAACTACTAAGGAAATTTTACAATGGAACAATTAAAAACTGTACACGTCTCGAGAATGACGGGAAAGCTTGAAGGATTTAAAAGCATTAATACAAATACTATTTCTAATCAATTTTGCATTAAGCAATTTAATTCTGAAAAAGATACAATTTGCAAAAACTGTTATTCTCATATTATGCTTTCGACCTTTAGGAAAAACATGGTTGAATCGCTGGAAAGAAATAGCCAGCTTTTAAGCACGACAATTTTACACTCGCAACAATTACCGACTATTTTAGATTTATATTTTAGATTTGCGAGCCATGGCGAATTAATTAACGATAATCATTTTATAAATTTAATTAACATATGTTTAAAAAATGAGTTAACTACGTTTGCATTATGGACAAAGAGAAAAGATATAGTTAACAGAGTTTTAAAAACTATTGATAAACCGAGTAATTTAATACTTATCTTTTCAAATCCTATCAAAAGTAGAATACTTTATAAGACACCAAAAAACTTTGATAAAACTTTTAATAATGTTTTAGAAAATGAAAACGTGAAAGAACAGAATTGCACTGGTCAAAAGTGTAAGGATTGTCTCGCTTGCTATAAGTTTAATACAGCTAGTGTGATAATTGAAAAAGTAAAAAAATATTAACATAGGGATCCTTGCAGTAGTTATTGACATTTTTACTACAAGGTAACCGGCACCTGGCCAGGGCGACTTGGTCAGGTGTTCTTGGTTATAGGGTAATAGTTATAAGGAAGTAATAGTTATAATGTTAAAGCCCCGAACCCGAAGCTCCCGAAACCCGAAAGCCCCGAACCCGAAAGC